TATCACGAAGTGAAATGGGTCGGAACAACAAAAGGCGGAACAGGCGTTTCGATTGTGTTAGAAAATGCTATCAACTTAGAAAACATTGATTTGTCTATGGTTGATAAGGAAGAAATCGTTGCAGGTATTACCTACACGGCGACGTATCTTGAGAGCAGCCGAACTACAGAGCCGTGGAAGATTGATTTCGCGTAATCAGGGGGAATTGATATGGCCGCGAGCGACATCATTCTTGGTGATGGTGTGTTTTTTATTAACAATGTAGCCGCCGGCTTGACGCGCGGCGGCGGACAGTTTGTTGTGGAGCGAGAATACCGTCAGATTGAAGCAGACGGTGACTTCGGTATGGTTAAAGGCCGCATCCGTAAAATTGGCAGCACAGCAAAATTAACGTTGAATGCGCTTGAATTAAATTTGACGAATCTGTTCTCATTTTATCCCGCTGCGAACGGCACCAACAGTGGTGCAACGGGCACTATAACGTCGTGGTCAGACATCGACAACGGGTCTGTGCCCGGCGATTTCTGGACGGTCAAATGGGTCGGCACAACAAAAAGTGGAACCGGCGTTTCGATTATTTTATACAACGCGATCAACCTCGAAAACATTGACTGGTCAATGGTTGATAAGGAAGAAATCGTTGCAAGCGTCACGTACACGGCGACCTATTTAGAAGCATCTCGAAACAATGAACCGTGGATTGTCGATTTTGCATAACCATTCGAGCGGGCTTCGGCCCGCTCTTTTTTACTAAGGAGGCATTTTGAATGGCATTAACCACCAAGCATTTGTTCCCGTTTCTGAAATTGATGCGGGCGCTCAATATTAAAGATGAATTCAAAGCGATCTATCGCCAAAAACACACGTTTGAAGGGTTGACCGAGGATGAAATTGGTCAGCAAGTCGATGACAAAGGCATTGATTTGATTTTTCTTTTAATGGAGAAATTTCCGAACGCAGAAAAAGAAATCAAAGCATTCTTGGCCATTTACGCTGACAAGTCCGCAGAAGAAATGGACAACATGCCCGTTGACGAATTTTTTGCACTCATCAAACAATTTTTGAAAGAACCGGCATTCAAAAGTTTTTTCTCGCAAGCGGTGAAGTAGACGACATCGAGTGTTATGATGTACTACTTACCCGCTACCAGAACATCGAATTTGTCATGAGTTTAGACGTCGAGACGGCCATTGCGCTGATTCGAAAAGCGTTTCAAAAGAAAAATGAAGACAGAGCGTTTCAGCTGTACGCTTCGGTATATCCTCACTTTAAGAAAGAGAACTTCAAAAAGTTCGAGGAATTTTACAAACAGCCAAAACAAGAAGTCAGTACCCGCTCGAAAGAGGAGATACTGGCGGACGCTATGGAAATTATGCGAAAAGTAGGTGAGAAGCATGGAACTGTTTCGCCTGTTCGGGACGATTCTGGTCAACAATGACAAAGCCAACGCACAAATTTATGAATCCGAGAAAAGAAGTCGGGAAGTCGCAAAAGCATTAGAGGACGCCACAAAAGCAGCGGGAGAAATGGCGCTTGGGTTAGCCGCAGCAGGTGCGGCTGCACTGACGGCCATCGGTATCAAAGCGGTCGGTGCGGCGGATGAACTGAACAAGGCCATGAACACGTTGCAAGCTCAAACCGGAGCCACCGACGCGGAAATGCAGCAGTTTGAAGAATCGACGAAACGATTGTACGCCGCGAACTACGGCCAATCGTTTGAAGACATTGCAAAGTCGATGTCTGAAATTGCACGCACCACCGGATTGACCGGAGCAGAGCTGGAGACGACGACGAAGAACGCGCTTTCGCTTCGTGATACGTTCGAACTCGGTGTGAATGAGACGGCACGGACGGCCAACAGTTTGATGAAAAACTTTGGCATCACCGCAGACCAAGCCTATACACTCATCGCCCAAGGTGCGCAGCAGGGCGCCAATAAAAATGGCGATTTGCTCGACACGTTGAATGAGTACAGCGTTCAGTATAAAGCGCTCGGATTCAGTGCGGAAGAATTCACCGCTACATTGATTGACGGTGCGAAGAACGGGTCGTTCTCGATTGATAAGGTCGGCGACGCCATCAAGGAATTTACGATTCGCAGCAAAGACGGTTCAAAAACAAGCGCCGCAGCCTTCGAGCAACTTGGGTTTAATGCGCAGGACATGACAAAAGCGTTTGCCGAAGGCGGCGAAGTGGCGCGTTACGCGTTTGACGAAGTGACAAGTGCGATTTCTGCAATCGAAGACCCTGTATTGAAAAATACAATCGGCGTGCAGCTGTTCGGCACGCAGTTTGAAGATTTAGAAGCAGGCGCAATTGAAGCGTTGGGCAACATTAAAACGACGCTTGACCAGAACGCTGACACGCTTCAGAAAATCAACGACGTCAAGTATGATTCGTTTGGCGAAGCGATTAAAGGTGTCGGACGACAACTCGAAGTCGGCTTTTTTATTCCGCTCGGCGAAAAGATTCTGCCGAAACTGAACGAGCTGGCAAAATGGATTCAAGACAACATGCCTGCGATTCAAGAGAAGATGGGCACTGCGGTCGAAGTGCTTGGTGGACTATGGAATGGACTTTCAAAGGCCGTCAGTTTTGTGATTGATAACTTCAAAATTTTCGGGCCGATTATCGCTGGCGTGACCGGACTTATTATTGCTCAGCAGGTCGTTGGGATTATTACAAACTTATACAAAGCATGGCAACTCGCCACGACTAGCATGACGACAGTGCAATGGTTACTCAATGCCGCGATGGCCGCGAACCCATTCGGACTCATTGCACTCGCCGTCGGCGTCGTGATTGCGGCAATCGTCGCGCTGGTCATGAATTGGGACTGGGTAAAAGAAAAAGCGCTTTTGTTGTGGGGTTTTCTGAAAGAAATTTTTATCAATCGTTTTGAAACGTTAAAGGCTGCGTTTTTTGCATTAAAAGACGGCGCGAAAAAAGCGTTTGAAGGACTTGTCTCCGTTATCAAAGTGCCTATTAACTTGTACATTTCGTACATTAACTTGATGATTTCAACCGTCGAGAAGTTAATCAACTTTTTAGGCAGCGCGGTGAATAAAATTCCGTCACTGAAGATTCCCGAATGGATTCCGGGCATCGGCGGCAAGGAATTAAAGTTGCCGGTGATTCCTGAAATCAAATTGCCGCGAATTCCGATGCTGGCAGAAGGTGGGTTCATCACGGAGCCGGGGATTGCGATGGTCGGGGAGCAAGGACCGGAGATTCTCGACTTGCCGGGCGGCGCATCGGTCATTCCGCTCGACAAGGCGGGCGACGGCCAAATCGTCATCAACATTCACAATCCGCACATTTTTAATGACAGAGACGCAGAAAAGCTCGGCGATTTGTTGACGAGATATTTGAAAAACAAAGGCGTTGTGCCACGGGGAGTGTGACGACATGTACTCGATTTATATTAACAACGTGAACTGGACAAGCCGTCTGTTGCAAGGTTCGCTCAACGTCTCGCTCAAGACAGGTTTTCAACGGAGTTGTTCAGCCAGTTTCTACACATCCTCGGCGTTTTCGTTTCCGCGCGACGGCGCCGATGTCCGTGTGATGTACTACGGAGACACCGTGTTTGGCGGGTTTATCAAATCGTACACGCTGCGCTCGATTACGCCGATTGGTGACGGTGACGCGGACATCGAACTGTCTATCTCTAGCGACGGCTACGACATGATCGCGTCACGGCGCGTGACAAATGCGTATTACCCGTCGGCGCCCGCAGGCGTTATCGTCTCAGGTATCGGAAACGTGATGGCCGATGACGGTATTACGCTCGGCTCGATTGCGACCGGGCCGGTGTTGACGCAGTATCAAGTGATTTACAAGTCTTGCAAAGAAATTCTCGACGACATGGCCAAAGCATCGGGTTTCGTCTGGTACATCGACTCGCAGAAGCAGTTGCACTTTGTACCGGAAGAACCTGTCACCAACGCGTTCGCCAACATCAACGAGACGAGCGGGACGTTCACCGATTACCATGAAC